TCAACAGCGTGGATTATGTGACTGCAGATCAGTTCCAACGTGGAATGCAGCAGGCTGCAGCGCAGGGTGCAACACAAGGTGAACAGCGTGCTTTGACTACTCTTAGGCAGAACACATCACAGCGCCGGAGGATTGGTCTCTGATGAGTGATACCGCTCTTGCGTTTGGTCATTATTTGACGCTGCGCTCACCCACGACTTTGGGCGATTACAAATTCCAAAACTACTGGGTCGGCGAGAACGCAGACTTCAACGGCACTGCCTTTGGCTTTTTGCCGTTTGCCTTTTCGGGCGTTACCGTCACCAAGTCAGGTGACAACCAGCCTGCATCGATCGCCTTCCCAAACAATGAGCTGAGCCGTCCGTTTGCAACGATTGCTGTGCAGGACGAATATCTTGCCAACGTCCGCACTGTGTTGATCGACCCAAATGACAAAGACGGCTACACCTTGCTGAATCAGTACATCGGGCAGATTGTTAGTGCTAAGTGGGACAGCACAGCGCTGACACTAGAGATGGCATCAGTCTTTGATGCGGTTGGAGCCGACGTGCCACGCAAGCGTTTGACGCGGCAGCTTGTTGGCCACTTGCCGTTGACTAGCAACGTTCGAGTTGCGTGATTGATCTGATCGGCAGACCGTATCGCCTAGGTGCTGATGGCACTGGAGCGGACGGAGCAATCGACTGCATTCATTTGGTTTATGTGGTGCAAGAACGTTTAGGCATTCCGATGCCTCCGTTCAAAGACGAATGGTATGGACAAAGCATTCGTCAATATGGTCGGGACTTATTGAAGTGGGGAAGTCGAATTGACCAGCCCGGTTACGATGGGGACATGTTGCTGCTAGACCAGGGCAATCCTGTTTTTGCAGTCGTTTGGAGCAGAGGATGTCTCTACATCAATCGGCATTTGAAGGCGGTCGCATGGTGCCCTATCGGCACCCTGTCAAGCAGGTATTACTTCCGTATGAGAAGCGACTGATTGCAGCTCTTGGCTGCAGTGAGCAGGAGTACAAAGAGTTTGTCCGCGAGGTCGAGCATCGATACAAAGAACGGCCTGAAGAATTTGCGTATATTCCTGACATAAGAAATAGCGCCGATCCGCTTACGGCGTTTTTAATAAATGTTGCGGTTGGTGCGCTGCTGACAGCAGCTTCCGTGTTGCTTGCCCCAAAACCAAAACAACCAAATCGTGTTCAGCAGCGTCAGCTTGGCAGTCGTCGTGGCAAAGACATTTTTGCGCCTTCGTTTGGTTTTGACAGTATTCAAGAGTTAGCCGAATATGGTCAAACCGTTCCAATCGCATTTACCCGTCGTCAAGGTCAAGTTGACCCTAATAATCAAAACGACGACAAAGGAACAGGTGGCTTGCTGGTTTCGCCTGAACTGGTGTGGTCACGCATGAAAAGCTGGGGCGGGTATCAAGTTGCTGAGATCGTGGCGATTGCCGGTCAAGGCAATATGACTAAACCTGACCTCGCTGGTATTTTTCTCGGCAATAACGCTCTCGACGGCATTTACGAGGAATATTTTGATTTCTACTGGAACGGCGGGTTTGAGGTTTTAGGCGCTGGCAGTCGTCTTCGTGCATACAACTTGCGTTATGGCAATTTAGCCATCGACGGAGATAGAGATAACCCTGGGTTATCTGGCGCGGACCAAGTGTTTTATGCGCCAACTCGAAGCGGATCTGCACAACCTGCTTTTTGCGGTGCTTTTACGCCATCTTCTCAGACCCGTTTTGGTGTGTTTTCTGGCGTTCCAAATGGCACACCTTTTAGGCCAAACTGGAAAATTATTTCCATTCCAGATGCTTACGAAGGAAAACAGAAAAGGCAGTTAAAAAACCAGCAAAAAAAATACGTTGATCAGTATTTGATGGACGAGCATCCGTTTGGGGGAAAATCAAAAGACGATGACAGCGGTGCCAAAAAGGCCGGAATGCCTGGCACTGGCACAAACTATGCAAGGCGTGTTGGGATCATCAAGCATATTCGCGGTGGAACGGTTACCACAGTCAGTCACGGCATAAGAAAAATAAAGAATGGTCACGAAAGCTGGAATAACTTAAAACTCGAAGTTGATTGCCAGGTTGGGGACGAGATTGAAGTGCTTATCGGCAAAGGACGACAAGAGGAAAAGCCTTTTAAAGCAAAAGGTTTTGATGAGGTTGATTTAAGTGATATTGAATCTGCTGTTCAGGCAGAATCCGCAAGGTACGACGCTATGTTTTCTCGTGGCTCTACCTGGATGGTGGGGCGTACTACTTGGAAGGTAACGCGTCGCAGCACCGATGATCCTTATGACGGCTCAAGATCTGATCATGTAGCCAGTGGCATCACAATTACGCTTGAGTGCATTGAGACTTGGAGCCGCTTACAAAGAAAGATCGGCATTGTTGCTGAAGAGGCAATTACGGTTGAGGACTACGTGCCCTTTACTCAAGAGGGCGATGACATTCACGAGGCATGGTATCCCCTACTTAAGTATGAACTTGGAACGTTCCAAAACACACGGGCTTGCGATGTAACTGAAATCGGAATCAAGTCGCAAGTTTGGAGTAAGTTTGACGGTATTACGAACTTTAATACTGTCCCGGCGGCAGGAATTATGGCTCAAAATAACGACGACGACCTCCAGGTAACGGAGGGCAAGATAACTTCGTTTGCGCATAGAATGTCGTTGTTTGCCTTGGACGTTCGTCCTAGTAATTACGATTCGTCAGCTAGCACCAATGAAGGCTGGGTCAATGTAGGTCCTTATATTTTTGCAGTTATTGGTCGATCGCCTATTGACGTTTATTCGTTTATTAGAGTTCAGCATCCTGATCGCAAGCAGTTTGAATACCGCTTGCGTCCCTTCAACAGTGCGATTCTTGTAGAACAGAGCAATGGCGATGGCGACGTGTTTGTTTTGGACGGAGGGCGTTTTGGGGCGCAAGCTTGGCTCGGTGAGACTATTTATGGGCAGTTTCAAATTCACGCTCGCGGGTACAAAGTTGAGCCAAAAAATTACTTTACGCACCGTGAAATGGCTGCAGTTCCTGAGTTGATCGCGGATGATGAAGGCAGGATCAACATTAGGTATGGCAGCGCGCAAAAAGAGGCTTCTACCTTCTTCCTAGAGGAACTGAGCATCACCAACAACGAAGTTGGGGATGGGTATCCAAGCGTCGGTTTGCAAATTAATGATCGAACTGAAAGCAACATTTATGCGTCAGCTTTAGGCGTTGATCCATATTTTGATAATCTTGGGAATGGCACAAGGCGCACCATTGAGAACTGGGAATACACTCGTGACCCAGGCAAAGAAGTCTACATGAAGCTGCATTTAATTTCGTATGAACAAAACTACGATCACACGCCCCGAAACAAATGGTGGCGTGTTGAAAGCGTCGAGCTTGTCAATCCTGAAAGTTATGTTGGCAAATTTTCTGAGGGTGAGATTTTTACCAAGCACGCAAGAAATGTAAACGGCATTCAGTTTGCATTTAAGTACCAATTTTTACACCCTACAAATTCAGCAGGTGCGCTTGAGTTTGACACAACAGCAACTCGTCTTTGGCAAAAATATAGCGGTTTGGCAGAAATTTCTCACTACGGGGACTTAATTAGTCGAAGCTGTGACAGCAACGCCGAGCATGAAATTGTTTACATCAACGAGACGCTTTCAGAGGAAACTATTCCTGAATATGACGGTTGCGCAATGGCTGGATTAAAACTTAAATCAAGTGACAACTTTAACCAGCTTGATCAGCTTCGGACGTACCTCAAGAACGGTATTGAGGTGGAGCGTTTGATTGATGGCGATGTCGCGTCGAGCAATCTACTGACTGACCTGCTTTGGTATTTAATTACTAATAAAGACACTGGGGCGGGCAGTATCCTTAATAGCGCTCTTGTTGACAAAGCATTGCTGACGACGACTGGTCGTTATCTACGCGCCAACAAGTTGTACTGGGATGACGTTATTGCTGAATCAATCAACCTGCGGTCATGGCTTTCTACTCAAGCGCCAAGCGTTCTCTGCTTTGTGTCGTTGAAAAACGGCAAGATGAGTTTGGAGCCTGCGCTGCCTTATGACTCAAACCACAAGATTGATGCAACCAACCCGGTAACGATTTCTGCGATGTTCACCGAGGGCAACATCATTGAGGACAGCCTTGAAATTACATGGCTTGAGCTTGAGGAGCGCAAGATGTTCCAAGCGGCAGTCATTTACCAGCAGTCACGGGTCAACCAGTTCCCTGAGCAGAAGACGTTGCTTGCTTATTTCGGAACAGACAACAGCGACCTTCCGGTTGAAGAGTTTTCTTTCAGGCACATCACTAGCGACGAACACGCTGCCAAGGTTGCTCGCTTTTTCCTTTCACTGCGTAAAAACTTGACTCATACGATTACGTTTAAAACGTTGCCTTGGGGCTTGAACCTAGAGGCTGGCAAATTTATCCGTGTTGCTAGTGAGCTGAGCCCATACCGTCCTGACAACAACGGCATCATTCAGGATGATGGGACGGTGGTTTCAATTTCTGCTTTGGCGGATGGTAATTATGACGTTTATTACTGGGAGCGCCAGAACACAGCTATCAATGAAGGGGTGTTGACGATCAAAGATGGCAAGTCAACAGGTCTGTTCAATGCAGTGTTTAGCCTAAAGGCTGGCTCTAACAGTTCATCGCAGATCTATCAAATCGAAGCATTAGACGTTGATCAAGACGGCATCGTCACGATCAAAGCCAGCAACTACGCAGTCAATTCCAACGGCGTCAGCCAGCTTGCCATCGACGTTCTCGACACCGCGGGCGCGATTACAATCGAAGGAGATATAGGCGAGTAATGGCATTCCCTGCGCATAAGCCTACTGGCCGTTCTTTTGACGCTGGCGACTATCGCTATAAAACCTTCTCGTCCCAATCCGGCAAAGAGCATCGGATCCTGTATGGCGACAAACGAACTGGGATGAAGCTACAACTGCAGTACGCCAACATCGCTGACACAGCAGCTGATGATTTTGTTGCCCACTACGACAATGTGAAAGGCGGCTTCGACGTTTTTACGCTGCCGTCTGAGTTCAGAGCTGGTTGGAGCGGTGACGCCACGGCCATTGACGCTGCGACTGGCAACAAGTGGCGATATGAGTCACCACCACAGATCTCCTCTGTGCGTCCGGGGACCAGTAGCGTTACAGTCAATTTAATTGGTGTGCTCTGATGGCAAAGGTTTACACCGGCAGAGATGGCGTAATGCAGCTTGCTGGCACGACCCTTGCCAAGGTCGTCAATTTTGCTGTGTCCAGCAACTTGGAAACGCTTGAGACCACTACTTTGGGTGATAGCGTCAGAAGCTATAGCCCTGGCGTGACTGGCTATTCAGGCAGTGCAACGTTGTTGTACTACAAGGACGACAACAGCGCGATTAACGCAGGCGGCTTGCTGGACAAGCTTTACAGGACTGGCACAACAGGCGTCAGCAGTTCTGACACCGTTGAGCTGACGTTCCGTTGGGTTGACGGAACGGATAACAATGACATCAAGCTGACGGCTTATATCACCAGCGCAAACATTGGAGCGGCAACTGGCGACATTGTGCGAGCTGAGATTGCGTTCCAGGGAACAGGAGCACTGTCTACGGTGACAATCTCATGAGTGTTTACCTTGGCACGTATGGTGAGATCGAACTTGAGCGGGAGTTCGGCGAAAGTGAGTTGCAATCAACGATCAACCCGTCAGATGTCAATGCGACAGAAAAGCGTTTTAGCTTTGATTTTCAGCATGGTCAGCTAATTAGCGGTGATCAGATCGAAATTACTAGCACCGACGGTTCAGCACTTGATTTTATTGACAGCTATACACAGACCAGCGTCAAGAAATTTATTCACGTTGATGAGCTAGACGGAATCAGGCTTTACAACAGTTTTGCTCATGCCGTTAACGGTGGCAAAACAAATGCAGTTGCTTTGGCAGCTCCTGGGAACAACATCCCGATCCGCGTCAAAGTAGAAAACTCTGACTATAGAGTTCTCGCTCAGGTCAGTGGGTTCGAGTTAAATACTGAGCGTGAAACGGTCGACACCACAGCGTTGTCGGACGAATTTCGTACCAGGATTAGCACGTTAATGTCTGGCTCTGGTCGAATGTCTTGTTTCTGGGAGTACACCGGAGATTCGAACAAAGAGCTTCCTAACTATCTTGTTGAGCTGTCTTTGCGAACTAAAGTTGGCAGCCGTTTTAAAGCACGTTTTTATATTAAAACGACAGGCAACAACCCAAGTGGGTCTGCAGCTACATCGAATGATGCGATTTTTTATGAATTTACTGGTGTGCTAACTAGCTGCGCTGTTTCGTTTAGCCCTGGTGAGACTGTGCAAATACAAGCTGATTTTATTAGCACTGGAACGATTCAGTTACGGATGGACCTTGAGGTTGCTAGCAAGCTGCTCCAAGAGAATGCTGATGACATCCTGCTGGAGCAGGGCACAACAGACGCTGTATTGCTGGAACAGGTCTGATTGCGGCTCTATGATGAGCCCATCGTGGTTCATGCGTAGGGTTTCATGGCTGACCTCAAGATCAGTGCCCTTAACAGCCTGGCTGGGGCTGATCTGGTTGCCGCAGACGTGGTTGCTGTTGTTGATAGCAGCGCAAGTGAGACCAAAAAACTAACGGTCAGCGACCTGATTGCAAACGGCGTCACGCTGATTTCAAACAGTACGATTCCAAGCGCCAAGATTTTGTTTTCTGCTGGGTCGATTGACACTGCAGAGCTAGCGACGTCTGCGGTCGAAACTGCGAAGATTAATGATTCGGCTGTAACGGCAGCCAAGTTGGCTGATAACTCCAGCGTGACGCTGGTCTCAACACTGCCTGGTTCTGGCGATTTTATCGGTCAGATCGCGCTTGACACTGACGACAACTCGATTGTCGTTTGGAACGGATCTGCTTGGCTGTCGCCATTGGCCTCTGGGTCAGTCAACGTCGTTAACGGCAGCACCAGCGGTGTCGTCAATATCACCACGTCTACTAGTGGTGGGACGGTCACCGTCAGTGCGACGTTAGACGACACCACTGCAGCCAAGCAGTTTCTTGCTGGTCCTACAGGTGCTGGTGGAACGGTTGGTTATCGCGCTATTGCTAGCGGTGATCTTCCGACTGCTACTTCATCAGCAAAAGGTGCTGTTGCCGTCAATGGCAATGGCCTGACGATGAGCAATGACGAGATTCAAATCAACAACAGCGTTACAGCCGAAACGACTGAGCATCACCTTGTTCAGTACGACGCCAATGGTCTGATTACTGCTGGTCGCGTTATTGCAGCAAGCGATCTGCCGGAAGCAACTTCCAGCGCAAAAGGCGCTGTTGTCCCGGGTTCAGGATTGAGTGTTGCGTCTGGTGGAACGCTGAATCACACCAACAGCACAACAGCTGGCACCTTTACCAAGGTGACTGTTGATGCTCAAGGGCATATCACGAGCGCAGTAACTCTTGCTGCCTCTGACATCCCTGTGCTTGATGCAGCGAAAGTCACGACAGGTACTTTTCC